TTCTTTTAAATACTCTTTTGTATTTTTAAATAATTCACTAAAGTAAATACCTCTTGCGTGTTCTGATTTAATTAGTTTCTTTTCTATACCTAATTGACTATATGTAAATGAGTGGCTTCTATTTCTGTGATCTCTTTTATGTGGTTGACCACTTTTTTTCTTTGCTACATACCATTCAAAGTATTTTCTAGTATGGTTTTTCATTAACCATTGTTGTATAAGTTTTCTTGTTGATCTTTCTGTTTCAAACGATACTGAACCTGCTGTCCAACCCATTTTTTTCCAGTGATCTAATCTATCGTATTGTGATAATGGTATTGTTTTTGTTTTACCATATAAAGATGTTGTTGTAACACCTACAAGTTTATCGCCATATTGTTTCTCCCAAGTTTTTTCAACTGTGTCTGATAAACATAACAGTGCTAACAATTTACCACCTACTAAATTATAACCTAATGGTTGTACAGGAACAATTGTACTGCCAATACAAGTGTGATTAATCATTCTTTGTGTTTTGGCTTCTCTATCCCAACCAATATATTCATCTCGTGGTGTTAAATCTAAAAAGTCTGAGGACATACAAGTAACACCTAGATACTTTTTTGTTTTTTTATCTCTTATAATAAAGTATAAATTTCTACCAATGTTACTATTGTTTTTCATTGTAGAAAGGAAAGTTCTTAATGTATTCCAGATGGCTGGTAATTTTTTACCTGTAACAGAATCTACTTTGCCTTCATTTTCTATATCAGTGTAAATAAGTTCTGGTTCTAAATTTAAATACTCCATTGGATCTTCTGGATTCCAAAAGTTGTTTTTTACTTCTTGTATGATAGCACCTTGTTCTGGATCGGCTAGTGCTGGCCTATCATCAAAAAAACTATTTGTTTCTATTGTAGGATATTTTTGATGCACTTCACACCATTTTTGATATAGTGTATATTCTTTTACATTCATAACAGACACAAAAGATAAGTCTTTAATCACTACATCTCTTAGTTTATCTGTGTCTATGTTTGGTATTTTATCAAGTGGATTGGTGTCTTGCCATTCTTTCCATTGATTTTCTATAAAAGGATCTAATTCTTTTTTAACGGCCATAATATAAGTATATACTAATTTGTTTCAAAAGTCAAATTATTCTTTACTTGGTATAAAGTTTTCATTGTGTTCTTGTTTTATAACGTCTTTTTCCGTCCATTGTAAACTTTTACTTCTGTTTAAAGAGGCAGCACCTTTTGCAATACCAGGTTTTAGTTCTTTAATTTTGCCGCCTTTTTCTAAAAACTCTTGCATAAGTTTATCTCTTTCCTCTTGTGACATCTTAGGTTTATTATCTTCTTCTGTAAAACTAGCCATTTAACTCCTTTCTTTTTTTTATTCGTTTAAGTTCTTTTTCTGCTTTTATTCCTGCCAATTCTAATTTTAATCTACTAGCTCTTTCAGTAAATAGTCTACCTAACATATGATCGTATTCGTGTTGGAATATTCTACTAAAATAACCATCTAATTTTGCTTTTTGGGGTAATCCATTTTCATCTTCAAATGAAGCTTCTATTATTTTAGGTCTTTTTAAATTTAAAAACACAAAAGGAAAAGTTAAACAGCCTTCTTTCATCAGTACTTCTTCTTCACTTTTATGAGTAATTTTTGGATTAAAACAAGAAACCTTTTTGCCTTTTTCAATTTCTGGATGACCACCAAATACAAACATATTAAAAGGTAGACCAACTTGATTGGCCGACAATCCTAATCCTCCGTATTTGTACATTGTTTCAAACATTGTGTTGACTAATTCTTTTCTATCTTTAAAGTCGTGTTCTTTTAACATATCATCATTAAAAGGAGCTACTGCTGATTGTACTCTTGGATCTGTAGGTGGTATTAATAATAGTTTTTTTGTCATATTTTATATATCGGTTATGTTTATATTTAACACTATTCTGTAAGTATTTTTGTATGGTTTGCTGCTAGAGTGTGGTATCAAACCATCAAAATATACTATTTTATTTTTTTTGGGTTCAACTTCCTGTATAATTTTATTTTTTTTGTCATAAAAAATAGTATTACCATCGCTGTCATTTAAATACAACAATATTGTTTCATGTTTAAATTGAAAATCTGTGTGAGAGTTATGAATTAATTTTTCATTATAAGCTGTTGTCATACCTAGTCTTAATCTTATTATTTTTTTATTTTTTAAATTTAAACATTCAAATATTTGTAATACCGCAGGATAAAAAAGATTATAGGTATATGAAGTTTCTTGACCATCTCTAAATAAAATATGTGACCAAGAATAATTTTTTTCTAAAGACAATGAGCCTTTTATATTATTTGCAGAATCTATTAAAAAGTGCCATGGAAAGTTATTACTTGAAGTTGTTTTATGTAAATATTCTAAATAACTTTCATTTAAAACATTTTCTTTTGTTATTATTTTATGCATTTTGTAACCTTGTAAAGTTGTGTTCTTTTTCAAACTTGATTATATTTGTAAACTTATCAAATAATATATCGCCTTTATGAGATATAATAAAGATATTTTCTTTAGGCATTGATTTAATAATTTTAAAGAAGTCATCTGTACCTTGACCATCTAAACTACTATCAAATATTTCATCTAGTACCAGTAGATTTGTATTGGTACTATTTTTCATTTTAGCGATTGATCTCCACGTGAATAGTAATGCTAAGTCTATTCTCATCTTTTCTCCTTCACTAAAGTTATTGTAATTAAAAGTATCTCTATATCTACTCTTAACTGTTTCATTAAACTCCTCATCTAAATTAAACGATATAAAAAAGTCCATAGATTGTAAATATTGATTAATTAAAGTATTCATAATAGGTAAATACTTTTTAATAATTTTGGCTTTGGCACCTTTATCGTTTAATATCTCTCTTAGTATATCCACATACTGTTTATCTTCGGTAACCTTTGTTAACAATACTTTTGTTTCTTCTAATTCGGTTTTAAGTTTATTTAATTGTTCTTGTATTGTCTTACCATCTGTTTCTTTATTTTCTAATAACAATATTTCTTCGTGTATGTTATCACTATATTTTTTTAAAGCCTCTATTGAGGTATTAATCTTTGCAACATCTACATTCAATTCGTTTACTTTTTGTGATATTGAATTTAATTCATTAATGTTTGTTTCCGTTTTAATTATTTCTGATAACAAGTCTTTTAATCCTGCATCTAATTTGGTAATAGTTGTTTGTTCACTTGATATTTTATTTGTTTTTAGTTTATCATCTATAGATTGAGTACATTCAGGACATACATCATTCTTTTCAAAAAACTCCATTGTTCTTTTATGTTTTAATAAATTTGTTTCTATCTTAGCTTCTAACTTAGATAATTGATTTGCTTTTTGTATATGTTTATCTTGATCTTTTAAAGAGTTTTTATACTCGTTGATTTGATTATTTAATGTATTAATTTTATTTGTATATTCTAATAAATCTTTATTGTTTTTTTCTATTATATTTTTCTTATAATCTTTGTCATTTATATTACGACCTTGTAATTCATTAAAATGTTTTGTTTCTAATTCATATTTTGAAGTTATTAAATCACACTTATGTCTAATCTCAGTTATATTTTTTTGTAAATCTGATTGTTGACTTCTTAATATTAAATCCATTAAACCAAAAACTCTTATGTCTAATATTTCTTCTACAACTTCTCGTCTATACCTAGGTTTCATTTTCATAAAAGGTTCATAAGAAGAAGAACCTAGTATTACTACTTGTATAAAAGACCTATAGTTTAATTTCATTATATTGGCTTCTAAATATTTTTGATAATCTATAGTTGAGGCGTCTTGATTTATCAAATCACCATCTGCATATATTTCAAACTTATTAGGTTTAATCCCTCTTATTACTTTATAGTTTTTTGTACCAACTGTAAACTCTACTGTTACCTCGGTGTCTGTATCATTAATAGTATTAACGATTTGTTCTTTTTTAATTAGTCTGAAAGGTTTATTAAATAATACAAAACATAATGCATCAAGTAGTGTTGATTTACCACTACCATTTGTTCCTACTATAAGTGTTGTAGGTGCTTTATTTAATTCTATTTCTATTGGTGTATTACCAGTAGATAAGAAATTTCTCCATTGAATTTTTTTAAATATTATCACTGTTCACTGGCCTCCACATATAATTGTTTTGCAAAAGTTTTTAGTTTAGCTCTGTCTAAAGTTGTATCTACTTGGTCAATATAGTTACCTAAAAATGTTAATGTATCTTCTCCTTGATCTAATATGTTTTCTTTTACTGTTGAATTTATATCTGAACTTAAATCTTCTATAACATTTATCTCGTATGCATTTATCTCATTATGAAATCTGTCTAATAATTTATCAAACATATCACTGTCTGTCTTTTGAGATATAAAAAGTTTAACGTATGTGTTTTCATAATCACTTAAATCTTTTTTATTGTAATCTTCTTTTTTATCATCATATATAAATTTTTTAAACATTATCAAAGGATTAGGAACTTTGGTCAATTCTCTTGTTGATGTATCAAATATATGAAATCCTTTAGGACAATTATAGTCAGACCACATAATTTGATAAGGACAACCTAGATAATAAATTTGGCCGTCATCAGATTTTTTATGAAAATGGCCTGACATTACTTTTTCAAATCTTTTAAATAAACTTTTATCTAAACCTTGTTCATTTAGGTGACCTTTGTGCATTTCAAATCCTTTTATTTCTAAGTGACCCATAACTATTTCAGCCGTAGATTTGTCTATATGATGTAATGAGTCTTCCATATTTGTATCACAAATCCAAGGTATAAACAATATATCTAATCCATCAAAGTTAATTGTTTCACAAGATGTATATACCTTTGCTCTTTTGGATATGTTTAGGTTTTGTAATGCGTTTATTTCGTTTGTGTTTTTATAATATGTATCGTGGTTGCCGATTATAACGTGTGTATCTATGTTTAATGAATCTACTTTATCCCAAAACTTTAATTTAAAATTGTGAGCTGTATTATGATTGATAAATTTTCTTCTGTCTACCACATCACCTAGATGAACTATGGTGTTGATATTATTTTCTTGTAGATAAGGAAAAAATATCTCATCATAAAATCTATTAAAATAATCAATAAACGCAGGTGAGTCATTTCTAGCTCCCCAATGCGTGTCATTTATTAACGCAATTTTCATACTAACTCAATATAAAATAATCTAATTTACCCTTACGTGTTCTTTTCTTTTTTCTTTCTTTTTCTTTTTTCATCTCTCTATGATGAGCAAGACTTTCAATTTTAGGTACTTCTTCTATTGGTAAATTTTTCTTTAAAAATTCTGTAAACTGATTATGAAATTCCCTATCTTCGCCAGGCTGTAATGCCATATCATCAAAATTGGAATCTAATAACATTTTGTGTTTGATTGTTACTTGTTTTTTTTCTTTTTGTATTCTTCTTATAAATGCATAATATATAATTTGTGTAAAGTATGCAAAAGGATTATTTGATTTGTCAGGATTAAAGTTGTCTAAGTATTGTAAACAATTTTCTATACCATCAGAAATCATATCATCTCTAAATGTATAGTTAATAAAATTCGGTCTATATGATAAGTGATTTGCTATTTTTAAAAAACAAGTGCCAATATAATCAGGTACTCTTGGCTTTGTTTTGCCTTCTTTAACAGATTCTTTGACTGTTTTTTTATATTCAATCATTGCGGCCAAAAAATCTTTATTACTTACGTAATGTTCTTTTGATTTTTTTGATGTTGTCATTATTTAAATATACTACACTTTGTGTTGTTTGTCAATCACTTATACAAAGACTATGAAAAAAGTCGGTTCCAGGATGGGTTGACTTTTGTTTGTTTATCCGTATAATGGGGGTGTTGCCTCTTTGATAATAGATTCTCCAGATTAGTGGAGTGTTTTCCTAGTATCTCTAAACTCGTCCCACAATTCATTAAACTCATCATTCTCATCTTTGCTTAATTCTTCAGGTTTATATTCACCTCGTTTAGGCAAATCCATTCTTTCATATTTTAAAGCCACATCTAAATAACTTTTGGTCATTTCTTCTGTAGCATTTGTTATAGTCATAATTTTGTCTTTAGGTATAGACACCACTTTATCATTTGTATAAGCAACCCATTTAATTAATGCAATATAATCTTTTAGTCCTTTTGGTGTTAATTGTGAAACGTATTTAATTTGTAACGGCCTATCAATACGTAATAAAGTAGATTTCTCTGGTAACTGATCTTTAGCTAGACTACAAACAATGTCATCTCCGTTAATTAGTTTTATTATTCTTATCTGTTCCATTGTTTAATTCTATGTTGTGTATTTCGTAGTTAAAGTTTTCACTCGTGTATATATTTATTCTTTCTCTAAAGTGTTGTAGAGTATAGTTCTCTTTGCCATTATAACTTAGATCATCAGCAATATCATATAACGTAGCGGCCGAATTATTATCTTTCAAACGAAGGCCACGACCAATAGATTGCAAATTACGAATACGAGATTTTGACGGCGATGCAAAAACTATGTTATGTAAATTTCTTATATTAATACCAGTACTAAACGTTCCGTAACTGGCGATTATAATTGCGTTATCTGATTT